GGCTGTGGTTGGGGTGTTTTAGCGAGTCCTTTTTGTATCTGACTGTATCTCCGTCTAAATACAGATAATCCTCAATAAGCCGATACCTATCTGACGCTGGCGTATTTGATTTGATAGTCATGCAGCCTTCCCTTTTCGTTGTGACCATTCATACTCTCGCCGGGAGTCATCACTCCACCGCACGTTGCGCTCTGAGCCGAACCAGAACATGATTTCGATAAGCTCAGTCATGCTGGCCTTTCGCATTTTGCTGGTACGCACGCCAAGCATAACAACGCCACCGTCGATACCAGGCGCACTTCGTTGCTCCAGTTTTTTGGTCTTAAGCCACAGGGCAGTGAACAGGTCTTTCCAGTCCTCCGGCGCAAGTCTCTCTCCATGCCAAAGCACCTGACGCGATACGTCCTGCAATAACGCCCACATAAGGCGGTTTTGAGGATTGCTCCGCTTTGGTTCTTTAATGTGGACTTCGTGAGGTGACTTGTCGTCGATGGGTAGTGAGAGAATGGCGTCTATGGCGTTATTTCTGATTGCTTCGTTGCGAAGCATGTATATTTGCTTCATCGTTACCTCAACTCACAAAACGCCACGCCATTTTATAGGCTCCATCCATCCCGTTTTCTCTCACCAAAAATATGCCTGTGCCATTCTTCCCGCTGCCGTCTCCATAGTTCCATCATGTCTGGCTGGTTCTTTTCTCGCATTTTTCGAATCTGCTCAAGGATGAACTCTATTTGCTGCTGATTTGTCATGCTCACTCCTTCACTTTAAATTCAGGTTCCGGATAATTCTGTTGCGCTGAAACTCATTGTTGAGTCTGAACAACCGCCGAAGAACACGGTCACGCGGATAGCGTCGTGCGGCAGGTGAATGCTCATACAACTCATCAAGCGGCAAACTTGACGATGAACGATACCGATACCAACGCACCAACTCTTCACGAAAATTAGCCCTGACAAGCTCAGCTATCGTACTCATTTCTTAAAGCCTCCAATTCCTCTCCCCCAAATAAAAAGGCCTGCGATTACCAGCAGGCCTGTTATTAGCTCAGTGATGTAGATGGTCATTGCTTCATCTCCCTTTCCATTTCATCAATGTCAACGTCATCAGGAAGATGGGAACAATACGCTGCTATACCATGATGATTTATCTCATACCCTTTGAACGTTACCATCTGGCGCGTAATCTCAACTTCGTTCAGGAATCCGTCATCGCATAACTGCCTGGCTATTTTCGATTTGGTCTGGATTATTGGTAGTGCCTGTTCTTTCAAAGCGTATGATATTTGTGCATCCCATGCTTTTTCGAGAATGGCTAATTGTTTTTTATTCATTTAATACTCCGTCACGTTTTCCTGTCGCCACGCCTCGTCATATTCCGATTTCGGCATATTGGCGATGTAGCTATATGGCGATCCTGATTCAAGTTGCAGGAACTGGTGCGATTGCTCGTCAAGGAACAACGGGACACCACCTTCCCAACCTTCGCCGTTACGTTGTTTTTCAAGCATCAAAACAGATGCCGGAGATGCCAGTAGCTGTTCGTCCTTCTCTGACATCTTTTCACCACTCTGAACTCTCTGTAACGCTCTCTCGCGAGCCTTGTTACGCCAGATGATGAAAAGGTTGTCTGTCAGGTCTGTTATCGCTCCAGAGCCTTTTACGTCCATTTTCCCGGTTGGTTTTTCTTCGCTGTCTCCTTTTCGCGAGTGAGTAACGAGAATGACGTGGGAGTTTGTTTTGTTTTTGAAGTCGCAAATCGAGTCAACAAACGCCTTCTGCCCGTTATAGTCATCGTCGCCTATGCCACATTTCATCAGGCTGTCGATGATGAATAACTGGATCCCGTATCGGCGGCGAGCGTAGTCGAATATTTCGATCAGCCTGTCGGCTTTCGCCGTTCCGGTCAGGCAAAACACCCAAAGTCTTTCGTCATAAAATTTAAATGCAGAGTCAATTTCCAGCACTGGCGGCATCTTGCAGCACGTCGCCTGACGGGTAAGGCGCTTAAGGAGAATACCAGGCTTCAGCTCAAGTGACGCGATGCACGTCTTCACACCCTGACGCATTGCCTCAAGTGCCATATGCCCGACAACCTCCGTTTTTCCGTGACCGTTCACACCATTGACCAGCGTCAACTCTGCCTCACGGAACTGGAATTTATCTGCCAGAGATTCCCACGGTGGATTAAACAGATACTGCTGCTTGCCGTAGAAAGCGTTGATAGTGTCCTGGTAAAACTCTCGCGCGCTGTAGAGTTCTTCAGGATCGAAGTAGGATGCCGTGCCGATGTACTGCCAGATTTCATCCTCGGTAACACCGTTCATCAGGCATTCGTTGATGTCTTTGTACGGCAGAGTAACAAGACGGCAACGATGTTCACCGAGTCGGCTTGCGATTTCCCTTGCGGCTTCACGACCAACATCATCAACGTCCATCGAGATGAATATTTCCTCAAACCTGTCGAGGTTGTGATACTCAAACTCAATCCACTGTTGCTTAGCGCCTTTCCCGCCACCAAACGGCACGGATAACGCCGAGATGCCGTATTGCGCATAGCTCATACAATCAATTTCGCCTTCGCAAAGTACAACCGCCCTCACGCCAGCGTCCAGAGCCTGCCATCCGAACAGACAAGGTTCGCAATCACCTTCTGCCATAATGACTTTCTTCCCGTCCGGGCGCTCAGTGCTGATTCGCTTGACCTGCAACAACTCACCATCGCGTTTGTACGGAATCACCAGAGCATCCAGTTCCAGCTCTCCATTCCACACCTTGCCGCTGACAACCTCGTAGCGCTTTACGATTTCTGGCGATATGCCACGCGATTGCAGGTACTCAAGATGGGATTCTGTTCTGGTAACGTAGCGGGCGATTTTCTTGCGATCAGGTCTGGAGAATTTTTTCTCACGTCTGGCATCGAAATGGTGATCGTCATCCTTGATACCGAGAAATGCTTTCGCTTCCTGCATAGCCTGATGCAGGTTAATTCCTCGACATGCCATCCACAAATCAAGCATGTCACCGCCGTCTCCCTCAGCGAAATCAGCCCATTTTTTCTTGCCGCTAAGGTTGACCTTAAGGCTGTTTCCCTTGTCACCGTTGACGTTACCGGCAACCCACTCATGCCCCTCTTTCTTGCCGTTTGGCAACAGGTGCGGAGCCACCCTGTCAACCTGCGACCAAAGCAGGTCGCTGAGTTCTGATGGACTCAAAGGTGCCTCCATGCGTTTCCTCTGCGGATTGTGGAAATTTGCATTTCACTCACTCCGTATTTAGTGGATAGTTCGCTTAGTTTCATACCAACAGAATTCCTGATATCAATCACATCAGTTTCAGATAGTTTTGCCCTACCATTAAAAACTCCCTTTGCGCTTTTCAGTCCGATGCTAAAAGCATGTTTTAAATTCTCTGAGCAGGTACACCATTCCAAGTTCCAAATGGCGTTATCCGATTTGTCGCCGTTGATATGATTTACTTCTGGCTTGCAATACGGATTTGGGATAAATAATTGAGCTACAAGACGATGAACTTTTAACGTCTTCTGAATCCCATCGGAACACAAAGTGACTCTTAGATAACCCTTGTTATCCGGAGATGGATTCAAAAACCTGCCTCTTAAATGTGAATAAACACGACCGTCTTTGGTTACAGAGTATTTACCCTCATAACCAGGTATATATTCTCCAACTTCAAGGCTCATCATGATTCCCTCAGATTGAGATTTTTAAACCAGAAACCGACAAACGAAATACTTAACCAGCCGTGGTTATAACCAGCGACCAGTAGCGATTTGATTTTTGATTTCATGGTTCACCTGTCGAAAAACACGTAGCCAGTTTTCGATACGGTGATTGCGGATGATGGTTTGGATTGTGGTTGAATAGTTTCTGGCTTCTCGTCGTTCCAGCGTTGACCGTTCAGGTAGCTCGATGGTAACAACCTGTCGAATCCGAACTGCTTACCATTCCTGCATGCGATGTCTTCTGCCAGCATCGTGGCAAACTCGCTTGCCGTCCCCCTGGTAGTTTTACGCCATTCCCTGAACTGTGTTCTGAATGCCGAAGCCGCGTTTTTCTTCCCGGCTTTCCGCATGCCTGCACACCAGAATATTTCCTCGAATGCTTTGTCGGTTTCTTCGTGACGGTCAGGAGTTTTTTCACACTCCGTTCGGACATGTTCGAACATAATGTTTTTAGGTTCATTGACTGGTTCAAAAGAGTGATAGGTTCTGGGGGCAGCTCCTGCCCCACCTGATTCTGGTTGGATTTGTTGTGCATTATCCAGAGTCAGATAAAAAACGTTTGACTGGTTAAGCTCTCCTTTTCTTCTGAATTCCCTTTTCAAAAGCCCCATCTCTTCCAGTGCCCTAATGTGACTTTTTACTGTCGATCTGCTCACCTCACATTGGTCAGCGACATGTTGATATGAAGGCCAGCATTCGCCATTATCATTGGCGTTATCGGCAAGTTTAATCAGAACCAGTTTTCTCAATGGGTTGCCAACCTTTATATTCATGGCCTTAGCCATAAGATTCATGCTCATTTTGACTTCTCCGAAGTTTTGTACCTGTTAAGTATTTCTCTCAGTGGCACAGCTATTGCTGGATTAACCCCCTGATAAAACTGGTCACGTAGCACATCTTTTCGGTGATTAACGCGTTTATTTTCCTGCGTTTTTCGCATATAATTACCTCGTTGGATGTTGTTAAAATTCCATTTGTATTTGATCAGAACGCTCGGTTTTGCACACCGGGCGTTTTATTTTTTTATGTGCTTCCATTTTTCACCTCTGCAAATAGCAGCTATATAATTTGGCGTTACTCCATATTTTTTTGATAATGCCCTTGTGTTGAA